TGATGTGTTTGAAAAGGAAATATACGAAGTAGCCGCACCCGTCTGGCTACCAATCGTAGGGGCTTGCGCTATGGTCAAAAGGTTTCCACCTGCTACATAGTTGCCACCAGACGCTTCGCCCGTCGCTGTGTATGCAGTTGTATCTTCATTGAGGGTGGCTGAGTTGGTATACAACGCTAAATAAAAACTACCAGACGTAAAGTTAAACGTGCCATTCATCAAGCCCGTCTTAAACGTGTTAGTTGTCCAGTTTCCAGTAAAGGCCATCAAGTCACCGCCTGTCTATATTGACCAGAACGGTAAGCATCCTGACGCTCCATACCATCCCCTAGGCGTTTAGCCAGAGCCAATGCTTCCTTGTACTTAGTGTCGTACAAAGCAATCAAATCGGGTTCACCCTTCATGTACGTATACGCTTCAACCAGCGAACCATATAAGAGGACAGTGTCAAAGTTATCGCCCAACCATGTAGTTACGGCTGTGGTGATTGACTCTGGGTAATAGTAATAATGCAGTTCTACATAATAAGTGGCATCTGGGGTTGGCCCAAGAATAATAGACAACTCATTTGTAATTGCTGAACTGACAATAGTTGGACCAAACAAAGCGTAGTACTTAGGCTCACCCGTACTGTTCGGCGCTGGATACGCTTCACGGATAAAGTTAACATCTTTATTTAACAAATACGTAAACGTGCCTGTATCTAAGTTAGCGCTTGTCACACCTGTCACCAACGCCAAAGAATACACAGATAAGAAATCGTTCGGTAAAGATACGTATTTGTTGTTCGCCGTGATTGCGGAATACTGATTCTTACGAATAGATGGAAACTGTACTGTGTTGTAAATGCGTTGTTCAGCCTGTGTAATCAGACGGTTAATCTGAGTCGTTGAAGTCACAACTGTGCTATCCGCCAACGTAGTGGTGGGAAAGTTGTTCTCCGTATAGGTCTGAATTGCAGTTACTAACTCGGAATAGTTCATCCCATTGGTCCTCTCGCCATCACGCCTTTAGTAGCGCAACCAGTACCACGGATTTTGATGCCGTCGGTTTTAACAGGTTCATTGCCAGCAGACTTGCTGATGTTACCAACGCTTACGTCGTAAGAATCTAATTTACCAGAGTTAGTTTCTTTTCCGGGATTATCAGAAATAGTAAACTTCTTTCCGGTCATGTGATGTGGTTGAGCATAGACGCTAGCAGAACCAACTTCTTTACCCATTACTTTTTTGCTGAATGTAGCCATATTAGCCTCCGCGTTGGTTGTTTGCGCGAGCCATGTTACGACCAACAGCTTTCATAGCGTCTGAGGTAACGCCGCCTTTGGCAAATTTGGTTGGTTTCATACCTTGGTGCATTTTTTTCTCATGCTTATTGATCATTGAGCCGATCATTTTCTTGTCTTGCTTTAAGTCTTCTTTATCCATTTTTAACTCCTAAGTTGTTGCTACCGTGACTGTACCAATTTGCACGACTAAAGCCAAGTTATTTGGAGTTAGTACTGCATCAAAAAATGATGACCCACCTACTGGGTTCCAGCCCCATTGAAAGATTCGGCTACCACCTCCGTTATACCCATCTGCCAAATTACCAGAAACTTGGTAACTTACGTCAGGACGAGGCTCACGAACCGCCTGCGGGTCATTAACAGGATAGAGTCCAAGAGACAACTGCGGTTGATCTGGATCCCAGCAAGACTGACAGACCTTGATCTGAAACAGCTTAGTCTTGATGACTTCCTTCTTCAGTTGGCTGAGTTTGTACCTCTGCCCACATCGGTCACATTCCGCAATTGCATACTTGCCTGAAGCAAACTTACTTGGCATGACTCACCTTAGTAGAACAACTGCCTTGGGACAAACCGATCCGACGCTTTCTCTCTATCTTCTTGTGAAGCCAACAGCCATTGCTGTTCGTATTCAGTCTTCAAAAACAAAACACGTTCAGGTGCGGCATTTATTTGTTTTGCAGCTACATAAAACGCTAACCCAGCAACCATGCACGGGATAAATCGAAATGGGATGTCTTCTACGTTCACACCATTACCAGCGTCTTGCATACGCCGTAAGCGCCAGTAAATAAAAGTGTAGTCCCCACCAGCGTTAGGCGCAGGCCACACGTTAATACAGGGAAGGTTCTGAACATAGATAGCCGCGCCAGCCGTATGTGCTGCTGAGGTTGTGCCGTTCTGGGCGCGGGTACAGTTAATCAAACTAGTACCGTCAATGTTTGTATATCCAATCGTCTCTGAGTCAATCTTTATAAATCCCGTAGTGGTTAACCCTGATACGCTACTTAGAACAATAGTCGTGCTAGTGCTTGTAATTGTTGTCGATAAAGTGATGGATGTGGAGTTTGTCTGCGCTGATTGGCGGTTAACCCATACTTGGATAGGACGCCCAGTAGTAAGTTTATTTGGGATAGTAGAGTAGGTGGACTCTGAAATACGGCTAATGTTGATATCACTCTGGGTACTAGCTGTGCCGTTATTTTGGCGAATCACATGGTCTAGCAAGTCAATCGTATCGTCTGGTATCGGGTAGACAGACTGCCCAGTCACCATAGCAATAGCGCCCTCTTGGATTGTCCAGAGGTTAATACCGCGATTAGCCCACTCAATCGTCAACAGGTTTAGCGAACGACGTGCGGTACGAAACTCATAACCAGTACGAACCTCTATACCGGCCCGCTCATACGCTTCCTCAATTAGATCATTGAGGTCTAAATTAAAAGAAGCGGTACCGGTCGTGTAAGCCATTATCTAAATCCTGCTGTTTTCTTAGCTATGCCTTTAGGCTGGGCTACGAATTGCTTCCCGGCTTTTTTGCCAGCACGCTTCGCACGAGTTGTAGCAGCGTACTCAGCAGGGCTGAGACTTTTGATAGCAGCTTCTGGAAGGTAGCGCTCACCTGTTTTACTAGACGGTTTTCCACTTTTGGTTCTCCATTTTTGGTCGCCCCAGTTTTTTAAGGACTGTTGTGGCGCTTTCAATCTCTGTAACCCCCACCTGCCGCCTTGTACTTTTTGGCTACAAGCTGAGCCTTACGCGCTGACCATTGACCTGCGCCCGTGCCTTGAGTAGCTGCGGCTTTTACCTGAGACACAATCCTCTTGCGAAGACTTGGCTTAGTGTAATTACCAGCAGCATTTACTTTGCCGCCTTCTTTGTATACCTCTACGTCATTTGGATTGTCCTTGCGAACAACCTTCTTGGCTTTAGGCATCTTAGAAGCACGGACATCGCCCATACCACGGCTTGACATCATTTAGCACATCCTTCCACGGGTTTTACCCTTGGTAGCAATACCGTCAGCACGGCTAGAAGCAGAAGAAACTTTACCGCCAGAAGCCATCTTCTTTTCTTTGTTGTATCTTGGCACTGTGGATTTGTAGTTTTCTATGGCTTTTGAGAACAAACTACCAATACCTGAACCTACGCTTTTAACAGCGTCCATTGCCTTCTCGCGCCTTGCGGAACTTTCAGCATCACGATCTGCGGTGCTCTTCTTAGTCTGGATATTGCCAGAAAAATCCCTATAGGTTTCTTTTTTAGCTGACGCTGGAACAGACTCAGCTTTAGCTGGTGCGGACGCTTTTCTGATGGACTCACCTTCTTCACGGCTTAGTTTGCGTACAGATGATGGCTCTGACGCTTTGCTAATAGAAGCTTCACCTTCTTCACGGCTTACTCTACGCAAAGATGATGTCTCTGGCGCAGGTTTAGGAGTAACTTTAGGAATAGGTTTAGCAGCAGCCTTTGTAGTCTCGCTAGATGACTGGGGGATGTAATCTCCATAATCAGCACTAGGTGTTCTTGCTCTCTCTTCTTGAGCCTCGTCATAGGCTTCTTTCATACCAGCGTTGCTATCGCCGCCTTCAAAGAAACGTTTTGGTCTTTTAGCCATGATTACTCCTTAGCAGTATTTACTACTCTTGCCGCCCTTGCTCATAGTGATTATCTTGCCTTTGGTTTTACCCTTGGACTCAATGCCACCACCTTTAGCCGCAAAAATAGGCACTTTTTTGCCATCTTTCATTTTCATAGGCATACCGCCTTTTTTCATACCCATAGCGCCCATGCCGCCGCCCATTCCACCACCCATAGCTGTATCAGCCATAGGAGTAGGTTTCTTCATACCGACTTTAGCAGTACTCATACCGGGTTTCATCACAGGTTTGCCCATTTTTGTAGCCATATCACCACCTCTTTTAAAAGATTTGCCTTTGTCGGCGTTACTAAAATCCTTGCCCACGGACTGTGGGACTCCTGCCTTCTTAGCAAACGCTGGATTGTGAGCCACCGCAGCCATGAAATTGTGTTGTTTCTTACTCGTGCTTGGCATACTTAGCCACCAAGTTTTTAACTGTTTCGGTTTCCCAAATACGCAAAATTAACCACACAATGGTCAATATTCCACCAATGAGTCCTACGAGTGGAGTTACCCATCCCATAAAACCACCAAGTCCAACAACCACAGCCGCGCCGTCAGTCATTGTTTTTACATCGTTGTTCATATCATTTTTCCTTTGGTTTTGCCTTTGACGCAGCAGCCGTCTGCGCGGCTAGATGCTGTGCCGCCTTTAGCCATGCCAATAGTTGAACGAATTTTTTGCATTGTAGAAGTAGGTTTAGTATCTCCGCGACGGCTTTCGCGTGACATTTCAGAATCCGATTCATCTAATGCTTTACCTGCTTCTTCTAAGTCAATTGCTTTATTTTTATTGATCTTAGAATAAGTTTCCAAGTTGTAGTAATCACTTGTTGGTGATTTTTTACCGGTCTTCATGGTATCCGTAACAGTTTTGTTATAAGCATCCGCTGCACGAATTTCGTTTTTGGTAGCTTCGCGTCCATTTACTGTAGGCATAGTTTTTCCTTTAGCATTTCCAAGCCCGTAGGCTTTTGTTAATCCTAGAGTTAGGATCTTTCGCTGTCTTGGGTGAAGTTAACTTTTTCTTCATCCCTTCCATACGGGCGCAGAAAGAATCTTTACGGCTGCCACCCTCTGGTTGCGGAGCCTTTAGCCCCGGTTTGCCCGGATTGGCTTTGTTATAGGAAGCCCTGCCTTTGGCGTTTAAACCGCCCTTCTCGGACTTGCCTTCTTTTCTTTGCCATGCTGGTGATTTAGCCATTTACAACTTTCAAACGAGATTCCCGAATGCCTTCCAACAACGGGACAACAACCTCCTCGCGGAAGTTTCTAGTAAAGTATTCGCTACCGATATGGGGCAAACTAATGTCTACGTCCACATGCACGGTGAAACCCATCTCAGTAGCCCTGTCGCAGAACAAATAGTCTTCTCCAACATACTGGTCATTCCTGATGTCAAAATCAAACAAAGCGTACATTCTTTCGCCTGTAGGCTTGTTCTTGTAAGACCACTCAGGATGCGCCTCAGCCATCTTCTCGATGACATGGCGTTGGATTAGCATAAACCCTGTACCAATACGCTGGACGCGCATGAGAGAGCCATCAAACTCTAAGTTCTCGTTCTTGTCCCAATATAGGTCTGTAAAGAACTTCTTGTCATGTGCTCTGCGTGGGTATGTGCCCGCAGTGATGTCTTTATCACCACTTTGAGCCATCAAACGCAGAATGTCATTCGGGGTCACTACAACGTCTGAATCAATAAACAATAGTTCTGTGCAGTCTGTCTTTAAGAACTCCGCCACCAGCGAGTTACGCGCTAGGGTAATGATGGAGCAATTTGAGATATCAGACAGCGTGACGGCAACACCAAGCCGCATAGCCTCTGGCATTAACTGCGCGATAGCATATGCGGTCTTGACGTTTAGGCGTCCGTCATGGCAGGGTATGCCGATAAACAGCTTACGCCCTGTCAGAACTGCTTGTTTAGACTCAGCCATAGTAGATATTACAAGCTACTACGT